TAAGAACAAGATTGCAGGTGCTAAACACACAGCAAGTCAAAAGGCTAAAGGAATCGGTGTGGCCCGTTCTAATATCACCGATAGTAGTGGAAAACGTATAAAAGGCGTAGCCAACTCTGAAACTAACCCTGCATTAGTAAGGTTAGCTAAACAAGGTAAGAGAGGTGCAGAAGGTCTTAATGAACTGGCGCGGCAGCAATCAGCCACCACAGGAAAAGACACAAGCTTTAAAGGGGTCTTTAATTCTTTAATGTCAGGTGAGAAACACACACCGCGCCAGAGTTTGCTACAGTTCGGTTCAAAGCCTAAAGGCCGTGATGTAATTGGTGAGCAGAATAAAGCTAATACACAAGGTCGTTCAATCCACAAATCAGGTGGAGGTGCGTACTCTAAGCATGGCAATGGGCAGTTTAAAACCACAGACTTTAAGAAAGTCTATTCTGACCACGCTACGGGTTCTAATGTGGAGCCTATGCCCAAAGCCAAGGTAAGTATTGCAATACCAGCTAAAGGCGGTGGTGGTGGTGGTGGCTCAAGCCAAGATACAGCTTTGGCTGGTGGTAGTGCTGGACGTACTGGAGATGTAAACAACCAAAAGAACATGTTAGCAATGAATAGAAAAAAAAGGGCTAAAGGCAAAAAATCCACTAGGAACCTAGCTGGGCTTTCTTATTCATCCAGAAACACAGGTTTAAATATTCCAACTTAACAAAAGAGAATGATTAGCTATGCTACCAACCCAAGGAGCAGCAGCTAAACGCTATGCACAACTCGAAAGTGACCGTACACCTTTTTTACATAGGGCAAGAGAAGCAGCCGTACTAACCATACCTACGCTCATGCCCCCTGAAGGTCACACAGGTTCTTCGTACTACGATACGCCTTTCCAATCCATTGGTGCGCGTGGTGTTAATAATTTAAGTTCTAAGTTATTGATGACCTTATTACCTCCTAACTCACCTTTCTTTCGCCTGACTATTGATGACTTTGATCTTCAGAGTCTAGCGGGTGGTGAAGGTGCTAGGGGTAAAGTAGAAGAAGCACTCTCACGGATAGAACGCGCTGCCATGCAAGAAGTTGAAGCTACAGCAGTCCGTGTCCCAGTGTTTGAGGCTTTAAAACAACTCATTGTTTCAGGTAACGTGTTAGTTCACATGCCTAAAGATGGTGGTGTTCGTGTATTTCGTTTAGACCGTTACGTATGTCAGCGTGACGCAATGGGTAATGTCCTAGAGATTATTACCAAAGAAACCGTCAGCCCCCTTATGCTTCCTACAGAAGTCCAAGAGTTACTGACCAAACCAACTGGCGACTCACAGCTTAAGTCTGTTGATCTATTTACAAGCGTTAAGCGTGTCAATAAGAAGTGGGAAGTACATCAAGAGGTTGAGGGCCAAGTTATACCTAGCTCTCAAGGCTCATTCCCCTTAGACAAGTCACCCTTTATGTCACTGCGTATGGTACGTATTGATGGTGAATCCTATGGACGTGGTTATGTTGAAGAGTTCATTGGTGACTTAAGTTCACTAGAGACACTGACTAAAGCTATTGTCGAAGGTTCAGCAGCCGCAGCAAAGGTACTATTCTTAGTCCGACCTAACGGTACGACCAAGGCAAGAACCATAGCTAACACACCTAACGGTGGCATAGCGGCAGGTGATGCTAACGATGTGTCTGTACTACAACTTCAGAAGTTTAATGACTTCCGAGTAGCACAAGACACAGCGCGTGAGATTACCGAACGACTTGCTTTCTCCTTCCTTATGAATAGCTCAGTCCAGCGTAAAGCAGAACGAGTGACAGCAGAAGAAGTGCGCTACATGGCTCAAGAACTTGAGTCAGCATTAGGCGGTGTGTACTCAATACTCTCCCAAGAGTTTCAGTATCCCTTAGTCAAGCTACTGCTCTCCCGTATGGAGAAGAGTGGCAAGATGCCTAAGTTCCCCGACAACACCCTTAAGCCTCAGATCGTTACTGGTATGGAAGCTTTAGGCCGTGGTCAAGACCTTAACAAACTCTCTCAGTTACTTCAGATGCTAGCACCGCTAGGCAATGAAGTGCTGGCGCGTGAGTTAAACGTAGATGATTACATTGACCGTCTTGGAGCATCTTTAGGAATTGATACCACTGGCTTGGTGAAATCACCAGAACAGAAAGCCCAAGAGCAACAACAGGCTCAACAACAGGCTCAACAACAACAGATGCAACAAATGATGTCCTCAATGGCTGAGAAAGCTACAGGCCCAGTTGCAGCAGGTATGATGAAACAACAAGGCGGTGAACAGTAATGGCAATAGCATTGAGTGCAGAAGATAAGCGAATAATTGCTGATATAGAAAGACAACTCGCTGAAAGAAAGAAAGCTAAAGGTGGTGCTAAAGAACTAGAAGCAGAACTTAAAAAGGCTAGGAAAGGTCGAACAGTTGCTAAGTTTAATAGTAAAGGTCAGACCGTAGAAAAAGCTAAGACTAAGGTTAAAAGCACAAGGGGTAAACCACCCACTGCTAAGAAGCCTGAAGCTAAGAAGCCTGAAGCTAAGACTAAGGTTAAAAGCACAAGGGGTAAACCGCCTACGGTTAAGAAGCCAGAAGCTAAGAAGCCTACGGTTAAGAAGCCTACAGTTAAGAAGCCAGAAGCTAAGAAGCCTACGGTTAAGAAGCCTACGGTTAAGAAGCCTACGGTTAAGAAGCCTACAGTTAAGAAGCCTGCGGTTAAGAAGCCTACAGTTAAGAAGCCAGTATCAAAGCTTGCTAAATCTTTAAAGAAACCTGAAGTCAAAAAAACTGAAGCTAAGAAGCCTACAGTTAAGCGTACAAGTGCGCGTACTAACCCTAAAGTTAAGCGTACTAACCCTAAAGTTAAGCGTACTAACCCTTCGACCTTTAAGCCAAAAACTACAGCAAAGCTTGAAATTAAGAAGCCTACAGTAGACCGAACAAGTGCAAGGACTAACCCTACAGTTAAGCGTACTAACCCTACAGTTAAGCGTACTAACCCCACAGTTAAGCGTACTAACCCCACAGTTAAGCGTGGCACACCCACAGCAAAACCAACGCAGGCAGTAAAGCCAACTACTTCGGCACGTAGTAACCCTAAAGTTAACCCGCGTAACGCATCTGTCGGCCCTGCTGGTGAACGTATCGGTGGTAATCCATCCAGTGTTAAAAAAGGCAGTAGGTTAGCTAAAGTCGGTAAGAACCTACTTAGGTTTGGCCCGTTGGCAGCAGTGTCAGCAGGTTCAATGCTTTATAACGCAGTACACCCAGACGAAGTTAAAAAGCGTTCAGGCCCATCTAAGGCTGGCTTTGGCACTAAGAAGACAAAACCTACAACTGCTCAAGCAGCTACTTCTTCAGTGGCTTCAACAACCGATAAGAAAGGCACTGGTGATAAGCAAACAGCTACAACAAGTTCTTTTGGAGCAGCCTTTAGAAAAGCTAAAGATGCTGGACAAAAGATATTTACTTGGCCCAAAGGCGGTAAGTCTTACTCAACGGCAACTAAAGATGACGTTAAGAAGTCAGGTAGTAAAGACCTACGTGGACACTTAAACGCAAAGTCAGGTAAGAAAGCAACGTCCTTCGGAACAGCTTTTAAGGCTGCTAAAAAAGAAGGTAAAAAAACCTTTAAGTTTAACGGTAAATCTTACTCAACAAAGACTAAATAAATTATCTGTTTGGAGACAGTTAAAGATGGATACAATTAACACATACGAAGAAACCGTTGAAGACGGTCAGCACACATTAGATATGTTAGAAAAGGCCGAAGGTCTTGAGAATCCTGATGCGTCTGACCGTCCTGAATGGCTCCCTGAGAAGTTCAACAGTGTTGAGGATATGGCGCAAGCTTATGAATCTCTTGAACAGAAGTTAGGCTCTCAGGACGAAGAAGAGTACGAAGAAGAGTTAGGAGATGACGAATTAGAGTCCATCACTGAAGACCTTGAAGAGATTGGTATTGATTTTGATTCCTTATCACAAGAGTTCGCAGAGCTAGGTGGACTGTCCGAAGATTCTTACGATTCTTTAATAGAAGCTGGTATCCCTCGCTCTATGGTTGACCAATTTATAGATGGTCAAATGGCGGTGGCTGAACAGATGCAACAAGAAGCCTTTGAGCAGGTTGGAGGACAAGAAGCATATTTAGATATGGTTTCTTGGGCTTCTGACAATATGCCCGAAGCATCCATTGATGCGTTTAACAACGCTGTAAACAGTGGAAACATAGAGACAGCGAATCTTGCAATCCAAGGTCTGCAAGCACAGTACCGTTCTGTTAACGGCAATGAACCATCATTGGTCATGGGCGAGACTAAATCCGTAACAGGTGGGGTCTTTGATTCTGCCGCCCAACTAACCGCAGCAATGCGTGACCCAAGGTACAGTTCAGACTCTGCATATCGACAGCAAGTAGCTTCTAAATTATCACGAAGCAACATTCTGTAGATGATCTGTCTCCGCAATCTTTAAGCCCCTTCGGGGGTTTTTTTACGTTTAATGAAGCAACAACTTTATTCTTAGTATCTATCGACCCACTGCGGTGGACAATCTTTATGGGAAAGGAAGTAAGAGTAGCTGAGTAAACAATCTCAACAACTTATAAATTACTTTACTTTAAATAGGTACATATAACATGGCATTTCCAACAGACCAAACAGTCTCTCGTTTAGGACAAACTAACTCAGCAGGTGATGATCGTTCATTATTTCTCAAATTATACGCTGGTGAAGTTCTTACTGCGTTTGAAGAAAAGAACGTATTCATGCCTCTACATCGCTCACGCACTATCTCAAATGGTAAGTCAGCATCATTCCCTCTTACTGGCACAGGTTCTGCAAAGTACCACACTGCTGGTACGTTAATTCAGGCAGACGCTATCAAGCATGGTGAGCGTGTTGTTACTGTAGATGATCTACTAATCTCAACTCAATTTGTTGCCAAGATTGACGAAGCAATGAACCACTACGATGTGCGTAGCATCTACTCAAAAGAGTCAGGTAACGCATTAGCTAATGTCTCTGATCGGAACATTGCACGTATCATTGCTAAAGCAGCAACAATCACTACCAGTTCTTTGGCTGCAACTGCCTTTGGCACTGCATTTACTGACGAGGTATACACATCTAACTTCAACATTGGTTCTACTACTGCACACGCATTAGATGGTGCCAAAATTGTAGCGGCTATCTATGCGGCTCTTGAAGAGTTCGATAAGAAGGACGTAGGCGGTGACAAAGTTTGTGTATTACCACCTGCCCAATACTACGCGCTATTGAACGTGCCTAGTGTAGCCAACGCAGCATGGTTGAACCGTGATGTTGGTGGTGAGGGTTCCGTAGCTTCTGGTGTAGTACCACAAGTAGGTGGCGTTAAGATTATGATGAGTAATCATCTTCCTAACACTAACCAATCTAGTTCGTCAGCAGACGCTGAACCAGTTACAAGTTCACGTACTGCGGCATACCGAGCTAACTACACTGCCTTGCGCGGTTTGATCTTCAGCCAAGACGCTGCTGCAACTGTGAAGTTGTTAGATTTAGGTGTCGAGTCTGAGTATCAGATTGAACGTCAAGGTACGCTAATGGTTGCTAAGTACGCTATGGGTCATAACATCCTACGCCCTGCTTGCGCCATTTCCTTGAACGCTGTGTAGATCGTTCTAGTTCTACTCTAAAGGGTGGAGGGATTAATTTCTCTCTGCCCTTTTTTTTCTTTACAAAAAGGAAAGCTAATGAATCCAACAACCAAGCTAGAAGCGGTTAATACATTGTTGGCTACGATTGGTGAATCTCCCGTTAACTCCTTGTCCTCTGGTTTAATTGAAGCCAGCCTTGCAAACCAGACTTTAGATAACGTAAGTCGTGATATGCAATCAATGGGGTGGACTTTTAACACAGACTTAACCTTTAAGTTAACACCTGACGCTAATAGTGAGATTACCCTGCCAGCTAATTGTATTCATGTAGACACTACATCATTACGTATGTCTTCTACCACCGACTTAGTACAACGCGGAACACGCATGTACGACCGTATTAAAAACACTTATGTCATAACAGAAACTATTGAAGTAGACATAGTTGTTCTACTGAACTTTGAAGAAATGCCTGAAACAGCTAGGCGTTATGTAACTATTAAAGCTGCACGTCTTCTTCAAGACCGTGTATTAGGCTCAGAAACATTACATAGCTTTAATGCTGCTGATGAGCAATCCGCATGGGTATCACTTACACATAACGAATCCGATGTTAGAGATTTGAATATCTTTGACAGCTATGACACTTACTCAATTATAAACCGAAGAAGGGGTTAACCGAATGTCCTTAATCTCAGGTTCTATTCCAAATCTATTGAATGGGGTATCCCAACAACCTGCAAGCCTACGTCACCCAAGCCAAGCCGAAGTTCAAGAAAACGGTCTTTCTTCTGTAACGCGTGGGCTTGAGAAACGGCCCTGCACTGAACACGTAGCCAAGTTAGCTAGTGTATCCAACGCAGCAAATGTATTCTTACATCCAATTAAATACTCCTCCACTGAGGACTATACAGCAGTGTTTAGTTCCGCAGGGGTGAAGGTGTTTAATCAGGCTGGTACAGCACTTGTGGTTAATGATGCAAACGGTAACGCTATTACTTCGCTCCCTACATACCTAACTGGTATATCTAATTTTGAAACATCAATTAGTGCGGTATCAGTAGGTGACACTACCTTTGTAGTAAACAAAGCTAAGACTGTAGCACTAGACACTTACTTACCTACTGCACGTCCGAATGAAGCTTTGTTTTATATTAGACAAGCTGACTACGGGTTAACTTTCACAATTACAGTAGGCAGTGCTTCAGCTAGTTTTACAACACCAGACGGTTCATCTTCTGCACACTCTGCTCAAATTGGAACAGACTATATAGCCACTCAGCTATTCAATAACTTATCTATTTCTTCTCCATTTGTTAAAGAGCGAATAGGCTCAGTGATTTACGTCAAGAACGCCAATGCTGACTTCACAATCACAAGTAGTGATGGTGCAGGTGACAGATTCCTTTACTCGTTTAAAGGTCAAACCATAGACTTCAAGAACCTACCCCGCAAGGGTAAAGTAGGCTTTAAAATCAAGGTAGCAGGTAGTAACGAGAAGAAGCAAGACGACCATTATGTACATCTAACTCAAGGTGACAACACAAACAATGAGTTAATCTGGAAGGAAACCGTAGGCGGCTACGCAACAAATGGGTCAGCCCTAAAGAATCGTATTAACAAGCTTACAATGCCTCACCAGTTACGTAAGGAAACTAACGGTACATTTACTTTCTCCCCTCTTACTTGGGACGATAGAGAAGCAGGGGATGATGACACAAACCCAGTACCTTCTTTTGTTGGCTTTAAGATCAATGACATATTCTTTCATCGTAACCGCTTAGGTTTCCTTGCAGATGAGAATGTTATTTTTAGTGAAGCTGGTGAGTTCTACAACTTCTTCCCTAAGACTGTACTAACTATTCTCGACTCTAACCCGATAGACGTGGCTGTGTCTAACAACCAAATCTCTATCCTAAAACACGCAATACCATTCAACGAATCACTGTTGATCTTTTCTGACCTGACTCAGTTCATGTTGACAGCTTCAGAACTGTTAACACCTGACTCAGTACACATTGACGTATCTACAAACTTTGAGGCAAACCTCACTGCTAAACCAGTAGGCGCAGGTCGTTATGTATTCTTTGGGTTCTCTAAGGGTAAATGGTCAGGTGTACGTGAGTATTTCGTTGAACAAGCTTCAGAAACTAATGATGCTGCTGACATATCTGCCCACATACCTAACTACCTAGATGGGACAATAAGAGGCTTATCAGCGTCTTCTAACGAGGACATGCTATTAGTGCTGACTGAAGACAAGCCTAACTCAATCTTTGTGTATCGCTACTATTGGCGTGGGGAAGAGAAGCTACAGAGTGCTTGGTCAGAATGGACGTTTACAGGCAAGGTATGCTCCGCAGCCTTTAACGGCTCAACCATTAAATTGGTTATGGAATATTCAGATGGTGTGTACTTAGAAAACCTAAGTCTTGCCAGTGACGCAGCTAGCCCTGACATGGTGTATACCACATCTAAACCTAACTATGGTGGGGGTGCCTTGCATCTCGACAGGCGTTATAAGATGACCAGTGCAACACTGCCTTATTCAAACAGCAGTACGCTCTTTGTGAACACTACAGGGTCTTTAAGAACTCTAACAGAAGCCACAGCAGATATAGGAGCCAGTGCTGTTATATATGCGGGTATACCTTACATCTTTAAGTACCAGTTCAGTGAGCAAGTCTTAAAGCAAGACAACAAAGCGATTACAACTAACAAACTGCAAATACGAAACTTTAACATTGTGTACAGTGACACAGCTTACTTTAAGGTAGAAAGCACACCCGAAGCTAGGGCTACTCAGACCCGTGAATTTAACGGCAGAGTGGTAGGCTCACTTAGTAACATACTAGGACAGGCTAACCTTGCTTCAGGAAGCTATAAGGTTTCTGTACTAACTAATTCTAAGTACGCCAAAGTTGTCATCCTCTCAGACAGTTACCTACCTTGTGTCTTCCAAAGCGCAGAGTACGAAGGTTTCTTAACTCAAAGAACATCAAGGATTTAATTAATGGCCCATTACCGCGATTCCGTTCAGGAAGACGTGTCTGTGCTTGCTGCAAAAATGCGACAGGCAGACGTGTTGGAGATTAAAGCATCTAATGGTGTAACGCCTCTTGAAGCCCTCCAAAGAGGCTTTGAGTTGTCTAACGCTCAATCTATTATTCACAATGAGGAAGTAATCGGAATGTTCGGATGCGCCCATATTGATGACCTTATAGGTTCTCCTTGGATGCTAGGTTCTGACAAGATTCCACAGATCAAGAAAGACCTACTTACACAGTCAGTGGAATGGGTCAAAGAAGTAAATCAACAATACCCCCTACTTATTAATTATGTAGATGCTAGAAACAAGGTATCAATCAGGTGGCTCAATCATATTGGGTTCTCATTTGTGCAGTTCATACCTAAGTTTGGCGTAGGGGGTATCCCTTTTTATGAGTTCGTGAGGATTAACCATAATGTGTGAACCATCAACAATTCTGTCGGCTATGGCATCCATAGTGTCGGCAGGTGAGCAGCAGCAACAGGCTCAAGCTAATGAAAAGAATGCTAACGCTTCTTATCTCAATGATGTTCGACAGCTTAACTTAAGGCAACGCCAAGAAGAAGAAGCAGAGTCCCAACGTGGGATGGAAGCTGATATACAAACAATGAGGGATTCGTCTAAAGCTAGGACAGCTTCAGGTGAGTCAGGCGTATCTGGTTTATCCGTAGATGCCCTCATGTCCGACATATTACGTCAGAATTTATTTGATGATACTAAAGCTGACTCTAACCTTGGAGCTACTAAAGCTCAGATAGCAGAACAGAAGAAAGGTGCGGAAACTGGAAGACAGTCCCGTATAAATTCAGTCCCATACCCAAGCTTTGCAGCGACTGCCCTACAGATTGGCGGTGACGCATACGAAAGCAACCCAAGTTATTTTAAAGGGTTAAAGAAACCTTTCAAAAAGATACCTCTTGGGCATCGGGCTTCAAGATAAAAAGGAATTATAGCCGTGGCTACTAATAGAGTACAAACCCAATACCAGCAAAATCAGGTGCGCCTGAGACCCCAAGCTGCACCCGTAGATACCTTTGTGCGCCCAGCGCGTAACGACCAGATCAGTAAGGCTTTAGATAGCGTTACAGGTAACGTACAACGTGTAGAGGAAAAGAAAGAACGCAAGCTTGATATGATTCAAGCTAGTAAAAAGCAAGCTGCTCAGAACTCCTTCGGCACAGGCTTCAAAGCCTTGATGGAGCAAGAGCAGTTTGCACGAATGACTCACGAAGAGGTTTTAGAAACTCCAGAATATCAGAAGTTATTTCTTGGTAGCTTAGACCAAGTAGATGACGAAGACCTTAAGGGTGTTCTAGCTAACTCTATGCGGCAGTCTTCAAAAGCATCTAGTACCGCTTCGTCTGCCATATACCAAAGGCAAGACCTTCGCGATGCTGGCGTGGTGTTTGGCTCTAGCACTACAGACCTGCACATCAACCAAGCTAGTTCTACTTACAGTTTGACAGAAGGCCGCGAATTTGGCCCCGATGGTTTATCAAAAGAGCAGTTATATCAAGAAACTGTTGATGGGTTTCCATCTTATGCTGCTGATATGGAAGCTATTTTAAAAGATAAGTATGGATTCTCCAACACTGACCTACAGAACTTCTGGCTCAAAGAGCAAGAAAGACGTGGTGAGGAGTTCACGGATACATTCATTGGTGACTACCTCATTAAAGCTGGTAACGGTGGCCCTGATTACCGTAACAAGGTTTTAGGGTTAATTGAAAAAGCTAATACTAATGCGTCAATAGCAAATTCAGCAGATGTCACAGATTATCTTATAGATGTTAACGCTACAGCAGCAGCAGGTGGTTTAACTACGGCTGCTGAACTTGAGTTAAAAAGGCGTGAAGAAGAAGGGGACATCTCTAGCTTCCAAAGAATCTCAATCCTTAATGCAAACACTACAGCGATTACCGTACGTGAAGCAGGTGTCCGTAAAAGCGGTGCTGTGGCTTCTGCGGTGGCTTATAAAATTGCAGGGGTATTTGATCTATCGGCTGGTTCTTACGTAGATCAAAATGGCAAACAGCAGACCATTTCTAAAGATGATATAGACAAGGCCACTCAACTCCGTATTACAGAAATAGTTAATGCCAAACTACCTGATGGAACGCCTGAACAAAAGTTAGCGGCTGAAATAGGCTTGTATTCTAAAGTTGATGTTATCAACGCACGATGGAAAGCAATGGCGGGTAAAGCTTTTGATGGTTTAGGTACTGGTGACTTTAGGGTAGGTAATCCTACATTTGATGCCACTATGAATAAATTCAAGCTACTAAAACAGCTTCATGCTGGTAATCCTCAAATGTTTAAGAAGTACCTCACAGACCCTAACCAACGCGCACAATTTGCAGATTGGCGGGTCGCAACTATGTATGGAGATACCAGTGAAGTAGAGGCTTTAACTGCTATAGGTTCTCCAGATTATTTAGAATCCAAAGCGAGTTCAGCAGACCTTCAAAAGTTTTCTACAGGAGTCTTAGCTGAATTAGATACTTTCGGGTGGGGTGACATAGTTACTGGAGAAGAAGATAAATCCTTACTCTCAGATAAGATAGTTCAGTACGGCAAAGTTATCACCAGAATGACAGGAATGAACCCTGAACAATTTATAGATGAGTATGCAAAAGAAATCGTAAGTGACCACTCAGTAGTAAATGGGAAGTTGGTATTTATGGGTGGAGGTGAAGATATTGAAAGTTCTACATTCCAAGAAGATGCACAAGCTTATTTTGAAATTCAAGCAGCAACTATTGGTATGGGTGCTTTAGACCCTACACAGCTTTCTCTTCGCTATAGTGGAAGAGGTAAGACATTTTGGATTACTGACCTACGTGGTATGACCATACCCAATACCTTACCCCTCCATTTAGACACGTTTAATGGTTTGAACGCTAGACAAGAAAGAGATACCAAACAACTAGAAGCTAACAAACGTCAGGCAAGTCAATAAGGAATTTAAACAATGGAAACAATAGAAGAATTTACTTCGGTCTTTACTTCAGACTCTGTAGCACCCAAAGACCCCTCAATGATTATGAGACAAGCTACAGAGAACGGTAAGGTATTTGACCCCAATGTTAATGCCTTTATAGACAAGCCTGATAACTTTGGGTTCACAGACTCTGTTGGAGCCTTTAGAGAAGAAGGTGCCTCATTAGTTGAAATAGCCGCACGTCAAATGGCTGTAGATAATGAGTACGACCCTGAGTTTAGGTTTGATGACAGAGTGATGAAAACCTACTTTGACGACACCCCTGAAGAGTTCCACGACTATATGTTTGGAGCAGAATCAGAGGGGTCTTTAAAGCAGATGATGGAGCAGGTATCACAGACTCAGAACAACCAGAAAATCATGGCTGAGAACTTTGGTGACTCCCCTGCTCTAACAATAGTGGCAATGTTCGGTGCTGGTATGCTGACCGAAGAAAACGCGGCACTGGCTGCAATACCTCTCGCGGGTGGTTGGTTATCAGGAGTTAAGGGACTGACCAACGTGGGTAAAGGTATAGGCACTTTAGCTAATGCCGTGAACAAAGCAACCACAGGCACTACTAGGATGCGTACAGTAGGTAAAATGGGCGCAGTTTATGGCGCACAAGGAGGCTTAGAGAGTCTTTATGCCAGTAATGTTTTACCTGATTACACAATAAATGATGTGCTTGTAGACACTGCTTTTTCAGCAGGGTTCGCAGGTGGCATGGGTTCCTTTATCCATAAGTATGCAAAACATGCAGATGACTTAAGAGAACATGAAAAAGCCGCTACTGTGTTAGCAGGTGGTGATCTTAAAGACCCTGATATTCAGATGTCTTTAGAAGCCCCACAGCCTGTACACGCACCTCAGCGTATTGATGAAATTGATTCACCAGAACAAGGTAAAACATGGTTTGGGACTCAGTGGTTAAGTAACATACTTTCTGAGGGTGCTGCATTACGTAGTTCTGATAACCCCCTAGTACGTAACCTAAGTAGAATCTTAGTTCAGGACAACAGGGTAAACAATAAATCCAGTACCAACATACAGTCTACTTCAAGTATTCAGACACGTATTACCCGCAGTGCTAGGGCTAAGTTAGCTAGGGTTCACAGACCTAACTTTAATAAGTGGCGTAAAAGCACTAAGTATAGTTGGGCAAGCCCAAGGGCGCATGATGAGTTTGAAGGGTTAGTAGCTAGGGCAGTCCGTAATGACTCCGTATATGCGAACTCTCCTAAAGAAGTCCAATTAGCCGCAGACAATGCACGTGAAGTATTTAAAGATATTTTAGAGCAGAAAAAGCGTTACAGAGTCATAGGTGCTAAAGAAACACAGTATGACCGTAACTACGTTCCGACTGAGTGGGATTCAGGTAAATTACGTGCCGTAGTGAAGGAGCATGGAGGAACCAAAGTCAGTAAGGTTTTTGGTCAATCTATAGCTGCTAAAAACGGTTGGGACTTAGCTTTCTCTGTACGTCTTAGTCGCTTGTTTATTCAAAAGGTATCTTCTTTAGACACTGGTGTTACAGCTAATAGACTAGAAGACATCCTTGAGGACAGCACAGCATTGCGTAAGTTTCTTGTAGACGAAGGTATGACTGAAGCTGAGATTGATGTAGGTATGGCTTCAAAAATGGCTTCCTCTAAGGGAGACCGAAGAGTGCCAGACACTAACATGCGCCAACGTCTTGATATGGACTATGAGACTAAATTTACTGCTGATGGTTTAACCATGTCAGTCAGTGAAATGCTTAATAATAATATGTCTGACGTAGTTCAAAGCTATGCTTTTAAATCAGGCCGACACATTGGTTTTGCCAGAAATGGTATTGACGGTGACGGTATGGACACTATGGAAGATGCCATTAAAAAGATTGATAAGTATGGCGCAGACAACGGTATAGACCCCCTTAAAACAGCCGATGATATTAGAATCATACGTCAGCTTATTAAGGGTCTTCAAGGTTCTGAGTTAATAGAGGACACGTCTTTAGGTTTAAAAAAGAACAAGACCAAAGGCTTACAGATGGGCCGTAATTTAACCTACCTAGCCTACTCAGGATACTTTGGAATGATGAGCGTCATTGAGACTGCAAACATCATTGCTTATGGAGGTCTTGGGGTTATCTTTAAAGTTGCCCCGCAATACAAAGATTGGCTAAAGGCTGCACGTAATGGGGAAGTATCTAACAATGATATGCAGAACATTATTGATGCTACAGGCTTAGGTACTCATGGTTTAACAGGTTCGGCATCAACTCGTATAGATGAGATTGGCGGTATGGTTGAACATATGGACCCTTGGTGGCAAAAAGCTAGGCAGATACAAGGCGTCATCTCAGGTCTTACCCCAGTTACTGACTTTCTACAGAGGTTTAACGCTGCTGTTATGCGTCAGAAATGGATGGACGGTGACATACCTAAAGCCATGCGTCAGGACACAGGCATAACAGATTCTATGTATGACCGAATCCAAGTGCAGATAAAAAGACACGGTGATGGTAAGCGGGTTATGGGATATGACAAATGGGATGATGTAGAGGCTCAAGATGCCTTTACTAACCATGTGTCTATAGAGGTTCGTAACAACGTCCAAGAGACTGACTTAGGTGCTACTAACAGCGTTTTAAGAGGACAAATAGGTTCTACTATTGGTCAGTTTTTAAGCTTCGCAGTGGCCTCTCAAGAGCAACAGTTTGCTCGTATGAATCGAAGGGCTACGAACGGTATGGGTGTTGAAGCTGCCTATGTTGTTTTGGGTCAAATGCTTATAGCAAGTCTTGTGACTACTGCACGTACACACGTATCTTCAGCAGGTCGTTCAGATCAAAGAGAATACCTAGAAGAACATTTAGGGCCATTAGATATAGCTCAAAATATGGTTGGCTATACAGGCGCGTTTGGTGTCATGGGTATGATTACTGAAATCCCTGATAAATTCCAAAGGGGTTGGGGTTCGGGCTTAGTGGCTAATCCTTTAGCTGGTTATCTTGATGGAATGGGACACCTAGCACACGGGCTGTTATCTGATGGGAAAATGACAGAACAAGAATACAGGTCAGTTATACACATGCTGCCTATAATTAATCAGGCATATACAAAGGCTGGCTTAAACGCTATTGCCGCAGAACTTGGAGATTAACAACTATGGCTAATAGCTATATTGAGTACACTGCGAATGGAAGTACAACTACTTTTTCCATTCCGTTTGCTTATACACAACAAGCGGATGTCGCTGTCTTTGTTGGCGGCACATCCACATCATTTACTTTTTCATCATCCAGTACCATTTCTTTATCTACCGCGCCTACTAGTGGTGTCATTGTACGTATTGCACGTACTACGGCTATTACTACACGCGCAGTAGACTTTAGTAACGGTGCTATTCTTACTGAATCTGACCTTGATAACTCAAACATTCAGGTCTTTCAGGCGGCTCAAGAAGCCATAGACACTGCGGAAGCATCCATCCTTAAAGCAGCAGATGGTAAGTTTGACGCGCAGAGTCGAGTTATTAAGAATGTTGCTAACCCTGTAAACGCGCAAGATGCTGCCACTAAAAACTGGTCAGAGACAGCTAGTACATCACAAGTAAACATTGCGACTACTAAGGCTTCTGAGGCTAGTTCTTCCGCTACAGCTAGTGCTAACTCTGCAACGGCAGCTTCTTCTTCTGCATCTGGTGCTGGTAACTCAGCCACCGCAGCAGCTAATAGTGCAACAGCTGGTGCTGCATCTGCCTCAACTTCTGCCACCAAAGCTGCCCTTGCAACAACTAATGGAGCAGCACAAGTTGCTTTGGCAACTACCCAAGCTGGATTAGCAACAACCAATGGAGCAGCGCAGGTTGCTTTGGCAACCACTCAGGCTGGATTGGCAACAACCAACGGAGCAGCACAAGTTGTTCTAGCGACTGCTCAAAAAACCATAGCGGTTACAAAGGCTTCTGAATCAGCAGCAAGTGCAACGGCTAGTGCTAACTCTGCAACAGCTAGTGCAAACTCAGCTACGGCCTCTGGCAACTCAGCAACCGCAGCCGCATCTAGTGCCTCTACCGCCACTACAAAACGTAATGAATCATCTGCCTCTGCAACAGCCGCAGCTAACTCAGCAGCCGCAGCAGCAACAGCACTAGACTCATTTGATGATCGCTACTTAGGGGCTAAATCTTCTGCGCCCGGTCAAGACAACGATGGTAATGCCTTGGTTCAAGGTGCTTTGTATTTTGACACTTCTGCTAATGGCATGAAGGTATACGATGGCTCTGCTTGGATAGCGGCAAGTTCTTCTGGCACAGCTTCATTGCTGACCTATAAGTACATTGCTACCAATAACCAAACAACATTCACAGGCTCAGACGCTAACTCTGTAACCCTTACCTACACCGCCACCAATATACTTGTATTGCTCAACGGCATAACGCTTGACGCTTCTGACTACACAGCAACCAATGGCTCGTCTATTGTTCTGGGTGCAGGCGCAACAACAGGCAGTGAGCTAGTAGTTGTAGCGTTCAAGTCATTCACTGTTGCAGACCACCACACTAAGACTGCTGCTGATGCAAGGTTCTTAGGCAAAGCTGGCGGCACTATGACAGGTGATACGCTACATGGCGATAACATCAAGGCTAAGTTTGGTGCTAGTGATGATCTACAAGTTTACCATGACGGTTCCAACTCATATATTAGTGACTTTGGTACAGGGGATCTGAACTTAGTATCTACTGCTGCACAAATCGCTTTAATAACAAACAATAAATACTCATTTGTTGGGCAGGCTAATGGAACATCGTATGTATACCATGATGGCGTCGCTAAATTATCCACCACAGCCACAGGCGTAGACGTAACTGGCGGTGTTAACCTACCAGATAACGGTACTCTAGCGTTAGGTGATAGCACTGACTTTACGGCTCACCACGATGGCACATACACCCGAATAAAGAACAATACTGGAACGATGCTTGTTTATCAGGCAGCTACTAGCGAACCAATTGACGTAAGAGCCGCAGACTCTGCTGGAGCTATAAAGAGAGTAATGCTTTTAGGTGGCACAACGCCAACCACAGCCTTTTACCATAATGGAACACTTGCTGGCTCTATCCAATCTGGTGGTATTGCTTTTGGCTCAGATACCGCAGCAGCTAATACACTAGATGATTATGAAGAGGGTTCTTGGACTCCTACGTTACCAAATGGTGGATCTCTAAGTATTAACAAAGCCATATATACAAAAATAGGTAACTTGGTTACTGCTTACTTATATATACACGCTTCTGCTACTCAGAATGGTGCACAGTTTAGGATAGGCGGTCTTCCCTTTACCTCAACCTCCACTAATTACTATGCTGGAGGGAGTCTAGGGTACTGCGGTAATTTAAATACAAGCACATGGTGTCAACCTTTAGTTATTAATAATGGTACCTACATTTACTTCCATAGAAACAATGGCGGGGCGCACGTTTACAATAATAACGTCCCTACTAGCACACCTTTAATTATTCAAATGACCTACACAACTGACTCATAACCTAATTATCTAGCATGGAATTGCTAGTGGAGAAGTAACATGGCACTAACCAAAGAAGTAATCGTAGACAAGATCGAAGTCTTAGAAAACGGCACAGTACAAGTACGCACAGCAACCCGAATACTTGAAGATGGTGTAGAGCTATCCTCATCCTTCCATCGTCATGTGTGCACACCAGATTGTGACACGACAGGTGAAGATGCAAAAGTTATTGCTATCTGTGCAGCAGTACATACCGATGCTGTTGTATCAGCTTACGCAGCAGCACAAGCAGCCGCAGCCCCAGAATAGGAGAATAGCCAATGTCTAAAGCAAGAAATATTTCAGATGTATTAGTTAGCCCTGACTTCACTGGCACTGTAACTGCTGATGGTTTGACTGTCTCTAGCGGCAGTAATCAGATAGGTTTGGACACCGGAAATATAGGAGTATACGGAACTCTTAATGTAGGTCATTTCGCTAATGGTGCTTTTATAGGAACTGCAAGCGGCACTAACGCTGCTTCAAACCTGTTACGCCTAGGAACTGGTGGCGTAGAACGCATGAGAATAGACGCTAATGGCAACTTAGGTCTTGGTGTAGTTCCAGAAACAGATTGGGCAAGTGCTTTTGAAGTTCTACAGATTGGACAAGCTGGTGCAGTATGGGCTAACAACAACGACAACTCCACCCGACTATCAATGAACGTCAAATACGATGGTGCTTATAAACGTATAAACGCTAACAAAGCAGCTAATTTAACACTAGATAGTGCAGGTTCTTTTGTTTTTGATGTTGCAGCAACAGGAGCAGCAGACTCAGCGATAAGCTGGACTAATGCTATGACTATTGATAATACTGGTAATTTGACCATGTCCAGTGCTACCTCTCCCACAATACTTTTGACAGACACTACAAACACAGTATCACTAAAGGCTTTTGCGGGAAATACTAGTGCTTCATTAGGAACTACTACAGCACACGCTCTTTCTATATTCACGAATGATGCTGAACGACTCAGAATAGACGCCAATGGGAACTTGCTTACTGTTAAGTCTGCTTCATCATTTAGTAATACTGGGGTAGAGCTGCAAGCTAGTGGCTCAAATTGGATGACTAAGGCGAACGGCCCACCTTTATCTTTAAACCGAACAGGAAATAATGGATATATTATTCAGTTTCATAATGACGGGACTCAGGTAGGCGATATATCAATCGCAGGATCATCCACAGCCTACAACACAAGCTCAGACCACCGCCTAAAAACTAACGTACAGCCAATGACAGGCGCTACAGCTACCTTCATGCAGCTAAACCCAGTTAACTTTGAGTGGATAGCAGATGGTACTAGAGTTAACGGCTTCTTAGCGCATGAGCTACAGGCAGTTATACCAGAAAGTGCAACTGGGACTCACAATGGAATGATGGATGAAGAGTATCAGGCCACTCCAGCAACAGGTGACATTTATACAGCAGGCACCGAGGCAGGATTTACCGAAGTATCTACCGCTATTCAAGCAAGCCCAGCTTACTATGATATTAATGGCGTAGAGATTAAGGCTGAAGTATTAATAGTAGCAGCCGTACATGAAGCTTTTGATGCTGTAGCAGAAGTTATCCATAGCTCAGACGTAGAGCAGCCTGAAACTTTAGAAGATGGTCAGCAATGGCGTGAAACTACAGCACAGGTTATGGCTACTCGTTCTGTCCCAGATATGCAAGGGATCGATCAAGCTAAGGTAGTGCCATTATTAGTGGCTACATTGCAAGAAGCCCTTGCTGAAATCGAAACATTAAAAACACGCTTAACTGCGTTAGAGGAATAATCAATGTCTAAAGCAAGGAACATAGCAACGCTCAGCACAGTTGAGGTAGGCACTACAGCAGTGCCAGCCGATGTGACTACAGCTAGGGCAGCAGCTAGAGTAGCTATCGTCTAAAGGAATGATAAACATGGAAGCTACTGCTAGATTCGACAGGCTGGAAGCTAAGATAGATAAACTAGCGGATGCGATGGTAAAGCTTGTAGAGATAGACACTAAGATAGCTGGTCTATTACTACACAATAACACGCAGGATGCTCGTTTAAATAAGCACAGCGAAGAACTGGACACACACGCCATACAGTTAGCTCTAGCAGCTAAAACTGGTGGTGCTAATGAGTGGTTTATACGCTTACTAATAGCTGCCTTGGTAACAGGTGCAGCCTTTATGATGCGAAGTTAAACACTACACACAGGAACCCATACACATGAACTTAAACCCCTTTGCAGGTATTGCAGAGGGAGTCATGGGTGGGCTTGATGATTTATTTACCTCGGACGAAGAGAAGGCTATAGCTAGTCTTAGAATCACTGAGGCTCTTCAAAAACCCCACATTTTACAGGCAATGGCTAACATAGAAGAAGCCAAACATAAGTCTGTATTTGTGGCAGGTTGGCGACCAGCTATAGGTTGGGTATGTGCTATAGGATTGGGCTACCAATTCCTAATACTCCCCTTCGCTGGCCTCATCAACGCCTATTCATTACTCCCCGCAGAACTACCCTCTATCCAAGCAGCAGAACTTACAACCCTCGTTATGGCCTTACTAGGCTTAGGTGGATTACGCACCTTTGAGAAATCTAAAGGACTCGCTTAAACATGGCTAGAGATTACAAACACGAATACGCTACGTACCACAGTAAACCCGAACAACGTAAGCGTAGGTCTTCGCGTAACCAAGCAAGACAGTTACTCATCAAGAAAGGAACAGTTAAGAAAGGTGACGGTAAAGATGTAGATCATAAAGACCGTAACCCTACTAACAACTCCCCTAACAACTTATCAATCCAATCAAAGACTAAGAACCGAGGATGGAGGAAAGGTAAAAATGGATACTAGCGTAGACAAAATGCTCTCTACTTTACACTGTGCTGTAGCCCAAGAGCTACTAGACCGTGTGCAGTCAGGAGATGCTAAACCAGCAGACATAAGTAATGCTATTAAGTTTCTTAAAGACAACAACATAGATGCTTTGCCAGTCCAAGGGTCTCCTTTAGACGGCTTAATGGGTTCTTTACCATTTAACTCTGAGAGTCTTCAAGACGCTTTAGCTCACTAGGTAGGAACTCAGTTATGTCTATAAAGTACAGAGGTGAAACATTCTCTGGCTACAATAAGCCAAAAGCATCTGCCAAGGGCAAGAAGTCGCATGTCGTTATCATCAAAGATAAAGGCAAAGACCGTATGATTCGGTTTGGAGAGAAAGGTGCGAGTACAGCAGGTGCGCCTAAAGCTGGAGAGTCGGCAGCAATGGTAGCAAAACGTAAATCTTTTAAAGCTAGGCACAGTTTAAATATCGCCAAAGGTAAGACAAGTGCAGCTTACTGGGCCAACAAATCAAAATGGTAGGAGATAACCGTGGGATTGTATTCCAACATTCACGCTAAACGTAAGCGTATTAAAAATGGTTCTAAAGAGACCATGAGAAAAGCGGGTTCAAAAGATGCGCCAACTTCTAATAATTTTAAATCAGCAGCTTTAACTATTAAGAAAAGATAAAAAGAGGAGCAACCCGAATGGAGACAGGTAAGCACCCTCTAAAGGACTTTAGAAACTTCTTGTACCTAGTATGGAAGCAACTAAACCTACCAGTACCCACCAAGGTTCAATACGACCTTGCAGACTACCTTCAGACTAGCCCTAAGCGTTCCATCATCCAAGCATTCCGAGGTGTAGGTAAGTCCTACATCACTAGTGCTTATGTGGTGTGGCGTTTAATGCTAGACCCTGACTTAAAGATCATGGTGGTATCAGCATCTAAAGAACGTGCGGATGCGTTCTCAATGTTTACTCAAAGACTCATTATGGAGATGCCACTACTGGCCCATCTTATCCCCGACAAAGACCAACTATGGAGCAGAATAGCCTTTAATGTTCAAGGTGCTATGGCCTCACACAGTCCTAGTGTCAAATCGGTGGGTATTACGGGACAGCTTACAGGCTCTCGCGCAGACCTTATAATCGCAGATGACATTGAGGTTCCTAATAACTCTCAAACACAACAGATGCGAGAGAAGCTAACGACTCTAGTAACTGAGTTCGATGCCGTACTTAAACCTTTAGACACCTCTAAGATCATCTACCTTGGGACTCCTCAGACCGAAGAGTCTCTATATGATGCCTTACAGGACAAAGGATACGTAACTCGTATATGGCCCTCCCGTTATCCTAAAGCAGACCAAGTGAACAGGTACGGTGATCGTATAGCCCCTAGTCTTATGCTAGAACTTGAGGCAGACCCTAGTATCGAATGGAACCCTACAGACCCCATGAGATTCGATGAGGAAGACTTACTAGAACGTGAGTTATCCTATGGACGCTCTGGCTATGCCCTACAGTTCCAGCTAGATACAAGCTTAAGCGATGCAGACAGACACCCCTTGAAGCTTAAGGATTTAATAGTCATGTCTGTGGATGTCTCTAAGGCTCCTGAGAAGCCAATACACGGTACTCTAAGCCACCTTGAAGTCAAAGATATACCCAACTTAGGGATGCGTGGAGACCGCTTCTACGAGCCATTTAAGCTTACTGGTGACTGGGTAGATTACTCAGGTTCAGTCATGGCGATTGACCCCTCTGGACGTGGTAGTGACGAGACTTCTTATGCAGTCCTTAAGATGCTTAATGGCTATCTATACTGTCCAGATGCAGGTGGTGTAGAAGGTGGTTACTCAGGGCAGACGTTAGAGTCTTTAGTAGCTATAGCTAAGAAGAACAAGGTGAACTATGTGCTGGTGGAGAGTAACTTCGGTGATGGTATGTTCAGTGAACTTATCAAACCTTACTTTTCTAAAGCATACCCTGTGACCTTGGAAGAAGTCAGACATAGCAAACAGAAAGAGTTAAGAATCATTGACACTCTTGAGCCAGTTATGAATCAGCACAAGCTAGTGTTCGATAAGGAAGTCATACAGAAAGACTACGACTCAATCCAGAAGTATCCCAATGACATAGCTCAAAGATACTCACTGTTCTACCAGATGACTAGGATAACTAAAGATCGTGGGGCATTAGCCCATGATGACCGTTTAGATGCCCTAGCAATGGCTACAGCCTACTGGGTAGAGCAAATGGCTAGTGATGCAGACGAGATGATGCTAGAGAGACATGGGGAACTTATGGACAAAGAGTTAGATAAATTCATGAATCACCTTAACACTTCTGGTGAAAAGGTCGGATATAACTCTTGGATTTAGTGAGTTAGTGTTTGAAAACGCTCTACAGACTTAGTGCTGTGGGGCTTTCACTGACCCCCTCTGTTTAGCAATTAGCGTACCCTTCTAAGGGAACTCGTTGGCTTCCCTAGGAGTGGTACTTCAAGATACATAGCGCAATGTAGTAGTAGTATCTTATACCTACTCCTATACACATACCTAGAGATAGTCTTTAAGAACTCTCATGGATGCTGTTATATCACATGAGCTTTAAGATAGGAGGTGGTCTTTTCTATTGGATTGCTAAGGGGTTCTTTAGGAGGTCTTTAGGGGGTCTTTAAGATTTATAACTAAAAATATGTTACCCTTTTTTAATGAGATTGGGCGGCAGCTACCCCCCTAGACCCCTTGAGAATCCCTTTGAAATCCTGATTACCACCAAATAACCATCGCTACTTGCTAAGTTGTTGATTCTATTGGACTTTATAGGGCATACTATATGCTCTTAAGGACTCTTAATGCCTTGAAAGTCACCTATCAAGCACCTATCAGCCGACCATTATACCTTTCCAAACTCTCTCTTTTTCCTACCTACTGTTTTCGTTTAGATGAGAATGATTCTCAAAGACTCTTAATATCACCTTATATACACCTATATGCACCCTTATATATGCTCTAATAACACATCGGCCTTGACAATATAAAACATCCCCTGTATATTTAATGGCATCAACAACGCAGCAACACGCTTTGTTGGTACCGCTTCTAGTTGGCGGGATACAAGTGGTGCTAGGGGCGGATAGAGCAGCGACTCAAGACCGTCATTCGCAGACTGAGCGAGCATTGATAAGCAGTAGGTGAAGTGGAGGGTTGAACAGCGCAAGCTGGCCCGAAGCCTGACTAGTGTGAACCAAATGAAAATTAGTTGTTTTACTTAAGGACTCTTTGTGAGTCTTTCGTTAAACCAACCAACCAGAGTGAGAATTATTATGACTAAGCATACCTACTACATTGTAGACGCTGAGGGCTACGTTTTATTAACTGTAGTATCACAGAATACTGCACGAAGTATTGATGCCGAAGCTGAGTTATCAGTGAGTCCATTACTACCAGTAATTGCCAAGCAATATGGCCTTAATAAAGTTTTTTGGAGTGTATAATCATGAGCAAACAGACCGAAACAATGACAGCAATCGCTAACAAGATCGCTGACTTAATGGAAACCAACGGCACCAATTGGGTTAAGCCGTGGGTTAGTGGCGCGGCTTTATCGTCTTTACCTATCAACGCTGTATCTAATAAAAACTACCGCGGAATTAATCTGTTGCTTTTGGCTGGCAGATCAACACCAGTGTGGGCCACATATAAACAGTGGGCAGACAAGGGGGCGCAGGTGCTTAAGGGTAGCAAAGGCACTGGTATTGTCTTCTGGCAACCAGTGAAGCGCACTGATGCTAGTGGTAAAGATGAGTCCTTTATGATCTTACGAAACTACACGGTATTTAATGCTGATCAAGTGGAGGGCTACGAATACACACCACCTGAGCCAATCGACTGTAAAGTACAGACCTTACCCCACGTTGATGAATGGGTCTTGAACACTGGTGCTGATGTCAGAACTGGTGAAGCACAAGCGTATTACAATCCGCGTCAGGACTTTGTAAACATGCCAGCACGTAACCTGTTTATTGACACAGAAACCAGCACCGCTACAGAATCTTACTACTCCACCCTATTACATGAGCTAACTCATTGGACTGGCAACCCTGAACGCCTAGACCGTGTTAAGGGTATGCAGTTCGGTGATGACGCCTACGCTTTTGAGGAATTGATTGCAGAATTAGGTGCTACGTTCTTATGCGCCCAACTAGGCATAAGCAACGATGTACGGCCTGACCACGCTCAATACATTAAATCATGGATTGGCAAGCTACGTTCTGACCCAAAGTTTCTATTTCAAGCCGCAAGCAAGGCGCAGAAAGCTATTGATCTACTCAATGATTATAACTATGAGACAGTTGCTGATGACTCTAAAGTTGCGGCATAGTTATCACACTACTGCTAAATAACCATGTGTGGTCTTCGGGCCACCTATCAATACCAACTATCACAGGAATTACCCAATGAAAATCACTCCCAAAAACTACGCATACCTTAAAGACTCTATAGAAACTGTATTAGCTAATTACCCAAACGTCATCGATGAGTATGAGCTAGGCCAATTCTCAAGGTCTGACCGCACCAAAGACTTACAACGCAGGTTTTGTTTTGACTTGTTGTTTGGCGCAGGTGTTAGCAGTTGGGTCAGTTCAAACCTTTACGGCTTAAATGACCTTAATGACGACCATATATACACGGCTTTAAAAACTATTTGCCCAACCCTAACCAAGAGGTATTAACACCATGAGCAAAATGACTGAAGACGAGCAAGTACAGATGTTCGGAGCAACCTTTGCCGAGATGGATGAGATGCGCGAGGACGCAATGGGTGGCGACAAGATGCTAGCCATGAGCATTCTCAGTGACGCTCAAGAATCCATGAGCCGTGGCGGTATCGAAACTGCTAGGCGCTGGATTAATAAAGCTAAGTACATAATTTCAACAATAGACGAGGTGTAACCCAATGATTGTAACCAACG